ATGGGAAAGTGTCATGTCACATAACAGGAAGTCACAGCATCACATCACATGACATCACATGATGGGTCACATGATAGGCATGGGAAAGTAGTGCACAGACCATGTAGTAATTGTATAAGTAGTGTAGAAAATCTAATGAGAACTCTATCGAGTTCTCTTTGTCAATCACTGAACAAAGAGCAGTTGGCTTTATTCCAGCTTGGAGTTTAGCTTCCTTATACTAGAACTCAATTCCACATCCAGAGCACCATTTGCCTTGGATCTTGCTCAATCTTATTCTCATTTCACATCAACCCTCGGTCGCTGATCATCATGATCAGTAACCACCTCCATACATAGCCAGGCCCTTGGCTTAAGGGGACTTTGCAGTCAGTTAGGGACTGCAGGTGGAAGTGTAGTACCAAGCTTGGGTATTGCCACTGAGACCTGACCTTGCAATCAAGCGGTGTTTAGTAGTATACTTGTCCATTTTCTTGGTATAAACCTTGTGCTGTGCTCCATTGTGAGTTGGTACATGCAGAGGATTGATGGTTACCACTAGTGGGCTGTCTGGATTAGGGATCTCCCCCGTGGAGTGATAGTCTAACTATAGTATTAGGGCAGTAGTCAGTAGGGCAGTAGGTGTCTGGTTGGGTAAAGATCTTGTGCCCCAACAGATGTAGCACTAAGTAAGATCAAACCATTAATTCCATATCCCTTGAGACATTATCATTATGTCTCAAGAACAATACAACACTTTGTTGAGCAACTTACTCAAAGAGAAACGCGCCCTCACCAAACTGAGGGTAGAATTGGAGAGAAGAAAGGGGAAACTCTGTAGAAACTGCAGAGGATTCAGGCATCTGGCCCGAAATTGCAGGAAAGGAAAAAAAGAAGAAAAGGGGGTAGCGACACCCCAAAATAAATTCAAAATTTTAAGTAGTAGAGTAATGCAGTATGGGGTTGAGGAAAGAGCAGTAAGAAGCATAAGGTCGACAGCTGTAAAGTATTTCAAGTGTGGAGAGGAAGAGCACAAGTATAGGGAGTGCCCTCTATGGGAAAGGAAGGTGAAAAGGGTGGCGTGCCCAAAAGGAGGAAAAGTATACCAAGGAGAGAGGAGGCTGGCGTGTTCCGTTAGAGAAAAGGCGCAGGAAGGAGAAAAGAGACTGAGGAGAGTAGAGGAAGGTGAAGTGGTGTGCCCTGTACAGAGAGAAGTGCAGCAAGGAAGGAAGAGGAGCTTGATGGAAAAGCTAAGGAAGAAAGTGGAGAAGCATTGTGGAAAAGACATCCCAAGAGAGGTACAACTATTAGAGTTGGGGTGGATGACAGAAGAGGTAGTAGTATTATACTTGACTTGCAAGTGCAGAAAGAAGGGGTCTCATGTAAAAGACAACCAGGGGCAAGGAGTGATCCCCTTTTGGAAGTGGAAAGAATTAAGTTGGTGTAGATACAAAAGGAAGACAGAGGGGAGGGCGACGCAGCCCAGAGAGGCAAAAGCATAGCAAAGTGGCATATGGTCAGAAGAACTGGAAAGTACAGCAAAAGAGGGGGGTAGTCAAAAGGAGGTCAGAAGAACCTTCAAAATGTTAAGAGAAGTGTGGTTGAATATTGGAGTAGAGAAGATAGATATGCATGAAGGCATAATAATTAAAGTGCTCTTGGATAGTGGCACAATGGGGATGTTTATGGATAGACAGACAGTAGCTAGGCATAGGTTCAAGCTGCAAAAATTGGAAAGACCAATAGCCATCAGGAATATAGACAGCACAAATAATAGCAGAAGGGCCATTACACACCAAGTAGAGTGTAATGTGTTTTACAAAGGCCACATGGAAAGGATGAGAATGGATGTGTGCAATCTGGAAAAGACAGAAGTAATTCTGGGGATACCATGGTTGGCAGCACATAACCCAGAAATAAACTGGGAAACTGGGGAAGTTAAGATGACAAGATGTCCACCCCTGTGTGATGGGAAGAGTCAGAAGAAAGAGAAAGTCAAAAGAGTAGCAACTGAGGAAGAAGAGAAAATCGTCCGTTGGGCAATAGATGATAAAGAGGATTGGGGAAAGGAAGAAAAGATAGAAGAGGACCATAGGAAAATTGAAGAAATGGTCCCCAAGAAATTTTTAAAGTGGAGGAAAGTGTTTGGGAAGGTAGAGTCAGAAAGGATGCCAACGAGAAAAGTTTGGGATCATGCCATAGATCTCAAGGAAATGTTTAAACTGTGAAAGGGAAGGATTTATCCTCTATCCAAAAATGAGAGAGAAGAAGTCCAGAATTTTGTGAAAGACCAGTTGAGAAAGGGGTATATCAGACCATCGAAATCCCCTCAAACATTGCCAGTGTTCTTTGTAGACAAGAAGGATGGTAGTAAGAGGATAGTGATAGACTATCACAACTTGAATGATCAAATGATAAAAAACAACTACCCGCTCCCATTAATTACAGAATTAATCAACAATATGAGGAGTAAGAAAGTGTTCACGAAAATGGATCTTAGGTGGGGGTTCAACAACGTCAGAATAAAAGAGGGGGATGAGTGGAAAGGAGCGTTTACAATGCACATTGGTTTCTTTGAACCAACTGTTATGTTTTTTGGGATGACAAATTCGCCAGCAACCTTTCAAGCAATGATGAATGAAATCCTGAGGGACCTGATAAACAAAGGAAAAGTAGTAGCATTTGTGGATGATGTGTTAGTAGGAACAGAGACAAAGGAGGAACATGATGAAATTGTGGAGGAAATATTGAGGAGATTAGAGGAGAATGACTTGTATATCAAGCCAGAAAAATGTGTATGGAAGGCGAGAAAGATAGGATTCCTAGGGATCGTCATAGGACCTAATGGGATAGAAATGGAAGTAGAGGAAGTGGACAGAGTACTTAGTTGGCCACAACCAAAAAATGTGAAAGACGTCAGAAAGTTTTTGGGCCTTGCAAATTATTACAGGAGGTTCATTAAAACTTCGCTCAAGTAGCAAGACCAATGAACGTACTTACGTAAAAGAATAAGAAGTGGCAATGGGAGAAGGCACAGCAAAAGGCATTCGACAAGTTGAAATGGGTCTTTATGATAAAACCATATTAGTAGCACCTGACTTAGACAAAGAATTTCGGGTGGAGGCTAACACCTCAAATTATGCTACTGGAGGAGTACTATCAATGAAGTGCTCAGACAAAAAATGAAGACTAGTTGCTTTCATTTTAAAATCTCTAAGTAATACAGAACAGAACTATAAGATTCACAATAAAGAGATGTTAGCAGTAGTCAGATGTTTAGAGGCATGGAGACATTTCCTGGAAGGAGCAGTAGAGAAATTTGAGATTTGGACAGATCACAAAAACTTCAAGTACTTTATGAAGGCACAAAAGTTAAATAGGAGACAAGCAAGATGGACCTTGTACCTATCTAGATTTAATTTTACACTAAAACATGTTCTAGGGAGTAAAATGGAGAAAGCAGACAGTTTGAGCAGGAGGCTAGACTGGGAGATCAGAGTGGAAAAAGACAATGAGGACGAGACGTTGGTGAAACCAGAGTGGTTAGAAGTGAGAAAGACAGAAGCAGTAGAAATCATAGTAGATGGGGTAGATCTACTAGAGGAAATTAGAAAGTCAAAGGTGAAGGATGACGAAGTAGTAAAGGTGATAAAAGAAATGAAGCGAGTAGGAGTAAAGATGCTGAGAGATGAAGAGTGAAGAGAGGTAGATGGCATCATGTATAAAGAGGGAAAAGTCTATATGCCAAAAGATGAAAAATTAAGGGCAGAGATAATTAGACTACATCATGATACGCCAATAGGAGGGCATGGGGACAGTGGAAAATGGTAGAACTGGTGACCAGGAACTTTTGGTGGCCAGGAGTAACCAAGGAGGTAAAGAGATATGTGGAAGGATGCGACACTTGCTAGCGAAACAAAAACTGCACAGAACAGCTGGCAGGAAAATTGATGCCAAACTCAATCCCAGAAAGACCTTGGATGCATATATCAGCAGACTTTATCACCAAGTTGCCTCTAGCACAGGGATATAACAGTATTCTAGTAGTAGTTGATCAGGTAACTAAAATGGTCCACTTCATACCAACTACAGAAAAGACATCGGCAGAAGAATTAGCAAGATTGTTCAGAGATAACATGTGGAAGTTACATAGTCTACCTGAGAGCATTATATCAGATAGAGGACCACAATTTGTGGTAGGATTAATAAGGGAGTTGAATGAGATGTTGGGGATTAAGAGTAAATTGTCGACAGCATTCTACTCTCAAACAGATGGACAAACAGAAAGGGTTAACCAAGAGCTGGAACAATACTTAAGAATGTTCATGGATCACAGGCAAGAGCAGTGGCCAGAGTGGTTAGGAACAGCAGAGTTCGTGTATAACAATAAAGCGCACTCAAGTACCAGAACGTCGCCTTTTAAGGCAAATTATGGACAAGATCCCAGAATGGGGTTTGAGACGAGAAAGAAAGGGAAATATGCAGGAGCAGAAAAGTTTATTGAGAAAATGAAAGAAATACAGGAGGAGGCAAAAGCAGTGCTAGGGAAAGCGCAAGAAGAGATGAAGAAGTATGTGGACAGGAAGAGAGGAGAAGTAGACAACTATAAAGTAGGGGACTTAGTGATGTTGAGTACTAAGGATCTGAAATACCAGATGATTGGGAGGAGGACAGAGAAGTTGACGGAGAGATTTGTTGGCCCTTACAAAATCAAGAAAATCATGTTATCAAATGCAGTAGAATTAGAACTACCCAGCACAATAAAAACACATCCGGTAGTCAATATTAGTAGGATACATAGATATGTAGGGCAAGTAGAAGGACAGAGGAAGGAGCAACCAGCTCCAGTGATAATCAAGGGAGAAGAAGAATAGGAGGTGGAATGTATACTAAATAAAAGGAAGATCAGAGGGAAAGATAAATATTTAGTACGTTGAAAGGGATTTACAGCAGAATTAGACACTTGGAAAGAAAGGGAGAATTTGAAGAATGCAAAAGAAGTGATCAAAGAATTCGAGAAAGAATATCAGCAAGATATGGAAGATGTGGCAAGACAAGAACGCGAGGAAGCAACATTCAAACAAGGAGAATTGCTGGGAAGATTTATAGCAAAGAAATTATATAGATGGTCAGACATGCAGTACGACCAAGAATATTAGAGAAGAATGAAGAGAAATTGGAGATGATGGAAGAGCAAGAAACCAGTGAAAAGAGAGATGATGAAAATGATCCCAGAGGAAGAAGAAAGTGAGGAAGAAAAATTGGGAGTTAGGAAATGGACAGAAGAAAACAATGATGAAATGGGCAATATAATTGACCCATACTACGAGTTGTAGGGAATTCCTCGGAACAAGGAAACTTAAGAGGGAGGTGGTGTCATGACTTGGCAAAATGGCTAAGTCATTATTTATATTTCTTTTCTTTTCTTTTCTTTTTCTTTCATCTTGGACTTACTACACAGAAGGGAGTATGGGAAAGTGTCATGTCACATAACAG